CAAATATGTCAAAGAGCAGGTTTCCCAAGGTAGAGCTGTTGGAGAATTAAATCATCCAGAAGGACCAACAGTTAACCTTGACAAAGTTTCACATAAGATTACGAACCTGGAGTTCCAGGGAAATAATGTTATAGGAAAGGCATCAATCCTTAAAACCCCTATGGGAAAAATCGTTGAAGGTTTACTTGAAGGTGGAGTTAAGCTTGGTGTATCAAGTCGTGGTATGGGAACTCTTGAGAACCGTAGAGATGGCATGTACGTGAAGTCTGACTTTATGTTAGCTTCAGTGGACATCGTCCAAGACCCCTCTGCTCCGTCCGCTTTCGTTAACGGAATAATGGAAGGCGTAGACTGGATCTGGGACAATGGCATCTTGAAAGCTCGAGACATTGAATTAATTGAGACTGAAATAAAACGTGCTCCTGCAAGGGCTTTGCCCGCGCTAGAGATAAAAGCGTTCAAGAATTTCCTCTCTAAACTTTAAACTCTATTTGGAGGAACTAAATATGTCTATGACTGACAAAATTAGAAATATAGTCGAAGACGTTTCTACAGAAGATCAAGAAACTGAACAACCTACTGAAGTTAATTCAGAAGAAGTTGTTGAAGAACTTGATTCAATTGAGTCTGAAGTTTCGGAAGAAACTGAAGAGGAAGTTGAAGTTGCCGAAGCTAATAGTAAAAAGGAAGATCATGAAGATGAAGAAGACGAAGAAGTTGAAGAAACTTCTCAAGCTTCAATTCCTAAAACTAGAGCTGGGGTAATTAACGCTGCTGTTGAAATGCTCAAGAAGGCTAGCAAACAAGAAGCGCAACAAATGTTTGCAAAAATGGCCAAGATGGATGAGTCTGAAGACGATGGATCAGTAAAGAAAGCTGTTAATGTAGTTACACCTGAAAAGGATAAAAGCATTAAAGCTAAGCCTAGCGCCGCAAGCGCTAAGGTTGAATCTGCTGACTGGGAAGAAGACTTAGATCTAATCGTAGCTGAAGAAGCTACTCTATCTGATGGATTCCGTGAAAAAGCTGGGGCTATCTTTGAAGCTGCTTACACATCAAAAGTAGGCACTGAGATCGATAGACTCGAATCAGAATACGCGCAAAATCTTGAAACAGAAGTAACTGACGTTCAAACTGAAATTGTAGAAAAGGTAGATTCTTATCTTAACTATGTAGTTGAAGGATGGATGAAAGAAAATAAAGTTGCAGTTCAACAAGGTCTCAGAACTGAGATCGCTGAAGAATTCATGCAATCTTTACAATCTGTTTTCAAGGAACATTATATTGAAGTTCCAGAAGGTAAGGCTAACTTAATCGACGATCTCGCCGAACAAGTTTCCGAACTCGAAGAACAACTCAATAAATCCACAGAAGATAATATACGATTACATGATCAAGCTCAATCTTATGAAAGAGCCGACATCGTGCGTAAACAATCTTCGGGCTTGGCTGCTACAGATGCTGAAAAATTATCTGGATTAGTTGAAGATATCGATTTTGAAGATGAAGAAACTTTCTCAACGAAAGTAAAAACCATCAAAGAATCTTACTTTACTAACACAGAAGGTGGACCAGTTGATGAAGCCGATGCAATCGCTGGAGAAGATACAGATCCGGAATCCGGAAATATATCCAATTCAATGAGCGCATATACTCAAGCTATAACTAAAAGCAAATAATTAATAACATTTTAACCTAGAGGTAAATACAAATGTTTAACGCAGACCAAAACTTAATCGAGAAATGGTCACCGGTATTGGATCATGAAGATGCTCCAGCAATCGATGACAAATATCGAAAAGCGGTTACTGCACGTCTTCTTGAGAACCAAGAAGTAGCCCTAAGGGAAGAAAGAGCTCAAAGATCTTTTGGAGATATCCAAGAAACAGCTGCTAACGCAACTGGTTCTGGTGTCGATAATTTCGATCCTGTTCTAATTTCTTTAGTCAGGCGTGCAATGCCTAATTTGATTGCATATGATATCGCAGGCGTACAGCCTATGAGTGGACCAACTGGTCTTATCTTTGCACTTAAATCAAGGTATACAACTCAAGGTGGTACTGAAGCACTATTTGATGAAGCTGATACTGATTTTTCAGGTACAGGCACTCATCAAGCTGATCCAACAGGATTAGTTGGTGTTACTGATGCTGATACTGATGCGACTATTGCCGATGAAGCTGATACAGTTTCTACATTCGGTGCTGGTTTAGCAACGGCTGACGCTGAAGCAAAAGGAACTCACGTTCCTGGCGCCGCAATATCTGGTGCTAATGCAATTGGTGAAATGGCCTTCTCAATCGAGAAATCAACCGTTACAGCAAAATCAAGAGCTCTTAAAGCCGAGTACACTATGGAATTAGCACAAGATCTGAAAGCTATCCATGGCCTTGACGCTGAAGGCGAATTGGCTAACATCCTATCTGCTGAGATCCTTGCGGAAATCAACAGAGAAGTAGTTAGAACTATTCTTACTAAAGCAAAAATTGGTGCACTTCAATCTAGCACAGCAGTATCTGGTATCTTTGATGTCGGAACTGATTCTGATGGTAGATGGATGGCAGAAAAATTCAAAGGACTAGTAATGCAGCT